GAGTTATTTCGATTTTAAATCTATTTTGAAATGCAACACCGCCGCGTTTTGAGATAACTGACTTTAAACTGTCAATACTGTTATTATTAGACATATTATGTTCTATTTTGAAGACTTATATGCAGATTGTGATTCTCTCCAAACAGTCGTCTTGTTTGCCTTTGCAAACTGTTCAACCGGTAAGAAGATTGCGATCTCCCAATCAGGCGCATAGACCTGAGCAACTCTGCTCTTGATATGATCTGAAAGATAGTGTTTTAAACACGGTTGAAATTCTCTAAATCTCCTTACTGAAGAAAGCAATTTATAAGTTAAACGTAATTTGCTTCTTTCGTCGAGTTTCTTATCCGACATCGTAAAAATAAGTTTATCTAAAAACTTTGCTCTTATTTCTGGTCGAAGATAATGTAGATTTAAGCCTAAAAACCCGCCCTCTGCCTTCTGTAATGCAATGACTAAAGGAAACTTATCATAATACGGTAGTGTATCTTTATGCTTTGGGTCATATACAAACATGAACATGTGACCCCAGATCGGTCTAGAACGAAGCTTTAAAGCTTCATCTTTTAATAGAGCATTCCGATTAATCCGGCCGTTGAGTTCCTTTATTTTCTCAAAGAACCACTTTCTTGCATTCTGAGATCGCAGCTTATAACCTGCGTCTTGAACACCAGTCCTTAGTTTTTCGAATAAAGAAGCCATTGGCCTATTTATATAGGTTTTTAAAGAATTGTAATACCTAACTTTCTTAACGTATCTTCTGTCCAGACAACAAATTCCCAGCCTCTATCCAAGGCATACTGTTCGGCAGATTCCCATTTTGAGACATTCTTTGCGTATGTCATGACCTCAGTGATATAACGCTTGCTTTGCCTCTGTTGCCTTCTTGGAGGTTGTGTCTCTTTTGCAGGTTTAATTTCAATCAAAAAGGTTTTTTTATCGGCAAATAATACTTTAAAATCAACAAAATACCGATGTAATCTGCCGTCAGTCTTGCATCTGTACGGTATAACAACTTCCTCAGAAGACCATTGAATGATGTCGGCGTGTTCATCAAAGAACCTCATTACTTGCCTTTCCCACAGCGAACGGTATACGATCTTTGTGGGATCCCCTTTATATTTCGATGGATTTCGAGGCGAGAAGCGACCTTTATAAGTTTGCATATAAATAGTTAAAGTAATTATTACTATTTATGTCTAATATCTCGGCAGCTCAAATCACACCTACTACGTCTGTTTCTGCCAAAGCGTCCGCCTCGATATACGTGTTTCCTTCAGAGTTGCGTGATTCTACCAAGGAGTATCCATACATGTGCTTCTCAATCCCTAGTGAGGCAGCCGCAGCAGACATATATGTTCCAATACCAGCTGGGCTGACCTTCTCGGATTCCATGGTATATTCTACCATCAATCTTGGTATTATTGGCAATATAGCCAAGGAAACGATCAATCAGGCCAAAACTGGAGAGGGTTTAGTAGGCACTCTAACAGCCGGTGTAGGAGGACTAGCTTCCAGCACATTGGATAAAGCCAAGAAGCTCAACGTAGCGGCAGCTGCGTCGATTGCCGCTAGAGTCGCTCGCCAAGACAATATAGCCGATATCATCGATTATAGCACTAAGCAACTGATAGCGCCGAATACAAATACTACCTTTCAGGGTTCAACTATTAGGAATTTTAACTTTACCTTTAAGCTAGTAGCAAAAAGCCAGCAGGAGGCTAAAATCATTGATAATATGATAAAGCAGTTTAGGACATACATGTACGCAAAAGGTAATGACGTTATCATGGAATACCCACCGCTTTGGTCAATAAAGTTCTATAATTCTAATGGAAATGAGAATACGCACATACCTAAGATATACGTGTCGTACTTACAATCCATGACTACCACATATAACTCAGGAACTAACATATTCCATGACGATGGCAGTCCGTTTGAAGTAGATGTATCAATCGGCTTTCAAGAATCCAAGGCTCTCAATCGTACTGAAATTCTTAATCTTTTATAAGCCATGCCTTACTTCCGTCAATTTCCTAAGATAACATACGATTTCCTTAACAGTGGAATCAATACGAACATCACTGATATATTTCGGTTTGTTACGCCAGACGTCTCATTCTTAGACGATATCTCGGTTTATCAATACTATCAGATCACCGATGGCGATCGACCTGACGTCGTATCTAACACGCTGTATGGTACGCCTGATTACTATTGGTCATTCTTTCTTTGCAATGATTCCTTGAAACAAGGAGGTCTAGCTCAATGGCCAATGAGTAGTCAACAGTTTGAGGAGTACATGAGCAATGAGTACGATGGCACTTGTCTTATCACTCGTCCGAGCATTGAGCGCGACTTGTATGGTACGATCTTAGACTATCGCGATTCCTTAGCAAATAGGTTTAAGATAGGTGAAACAATCACTGGAACCATATCGGGTGCGACTGGCACATTAGTGGCGAAGAATACTCAATTGAGTCAGTTAATCCTTGGTAATGTTACAGGAACTTTCATAGGCAATACCGTCGGTGATATCACCGTGAGTGAGCAAGTAATTGGATCTGTAACATCGGATATCGTATCGACGTATACTGTCGCTCCTTACAGATACGCACCACATCACTACGTAGATGTGAATGGTCTCATATCGTATAACGCGTTGTTCATCGATGAAACCGGAACTGCGACAGGCGTGCAAGTAGGAACATCAAATGGAGATCTAACTGCGATCACAAATGAGGAGTATGAAAACTCATTGAATGACGCGCGTTCTACTATTCGCGTAGTCCGTCCTACTGAAATCTATGATTTTGCTCAGTCATTCAGTAAAAAACTAAATGGCTAATATCTCAAACATCTCAGTCAATACTTCGCAGGCATTAGTGCCTACGTCGTATTCTCTCCAGCAAGTTACTATCACTAACCACGCTGGAAAGCAGAATGATATAAAGGCACTAGTGACCGATTTTACGATCACTGAGAGTGTATATCGTTCTGCTCTCGTATTGAGCATGAATGTAAAAGATCCACTGAACCTCATAGAAGAACTACAGTTAACGGGTCAAGAGGTCATTAATGTAGTCCTCGCTAGAGCCGAGTTTGGATCAAACGATCAAGTCACAATAGATCTCAATTTTTATGTTAGTGAGTATCCTCTGCTTGGTAAGTATGATACTCGATTGCAGGTTTATACCATCAGAGGCGTCACAGAACACGCCTTTATATCAAACTTGAAGAAGATTTCCCGAGCGTTCTCAGGAAACATTAATGATTTTGTTCAACAAGTCTTAACTCAAGATCTCAATGTATCTACAGATTCTATTAATGCTTCTGCTTCTGCTTCTCCTATTATTACGTTCATTGTACCAAATTTAAGTCCTTTAGATGCAATCAGCTGGGCATTAAGAAGGTCATTTGATTCGACTGGCAGTCCTTACTACTGTTTTCAGACTTTGGATGGCACGATTCATATCCAAAGTCAAACGGACATGATTTCTCAAGAATCATACAAAGAGTACATTGACGCCAAGTTCTATGAGTACGTCCAAGATGGTAAGACGGACGCGCAATTGGCGTACGAGGAGAGGTCTAAAAGGATCCTTTCGATTGCGTCTGAATTGAAGATGTCCAAATACATTTCAGCCAAAAATGGTGCATTTGCTTCCAAGACTCAGTACTTAGACCTATCGACCAAGTCGTTGTTACAACAAAACTTTAATTATAGCGATACGTTCTCAAAAATGACGGTGATTGATAAGTTCTCGGTGCTGTCGCCATCCTTTAAACCAGAGAACACGTCGGACACACTCGCGGGTTATCCAAACTCAAAGGTCAATTACATATCCACGAATAGTATGTCCTTTGATAAAGCAAATAACTATAACTCGGCAACTACGGCGACTTCTATCAATAAGGCTCAGTGTTATACAGAAAATCTTGAGACGCTGACTCACGATGTAACACTGGCAGGTGACTTTCAGCTAGTCTCAGGCAGTGTCATAAGTCTTAAATTGCCACCTTCGATCGATCCACAGGTCAAAACAAAGAACTCCAATGCCAAGGGCGACCTAAAGAAAGATATATTCTTCTCAGGTAATTACTTAGTTACATCGGTGGTTCATAACTTTGCTGAAGAGTACACGGTGGATCTAAAAGTAAAGAAAGATTCACTATCGTTTGATCTATCAGTAGTTACATCATGAACAATAACTCTTTCGATCAATTCATAGGCGGCCAATTCTCTTGGTTCACTGGAGTCGTGGAGGATATCATCGATCCTGAGCAGATGGGCCGTATTAGAGTACGTTGTTTTGGTTACCATACTGACGATAAGTCTCAGATACCGACTGCTTCCTTACCTTGGGCGCTAGTTATGACGCCGATTACTTCGGCATCCATGTCAGGAGTCGGAACATCTGCGACAGGC